GTCCCATTTCAGCGGGTAAAACTGAGCACATATTCAGGAGAATTCAGACATTTAAGGATCTCCACAAACATCAATCTCAGGACTCTCAGGTCTACTACGTGCCGCTGGTTTTTGCTTTTTTGACTTCTTTTTCTTCTTCGCGCCATCTTTCTTTTTTGTAATACGCGAGCTTATCTGAGGGAACCTGACCCTCTTCCATTTCCTGATCACATCTGGGGGCACAGGCACTCCTTGAGATTGTGCAGAAAGAGACACAACCATCTGGATGACAGCAGAAATGTCAAGCAGATCGGTGGGGTATTCATAATCCAGCGGAAGGAACCTTAAGCACAGAGAAATGAATCGTTTCTTTGTGGCTTCTTCTGTTATAAGATGGAGATGGGTAGCAGCACGACGAAACGAATCTAGTACTCGTGGCTCCCTGTCTATAAACCTGATCACCGTTAGGAGTGCTTGCTTGGTCTGTGTCTCTTTGATTTTCACCGCCATGTTTTCATAATACCACAACTCCTCATCAGCGTCTTCTGGGACCTCTACACTGTCCCTCATAACAATCTCTCTGACTGCTTCCAATTCTGGGAATTCATACTTCTCATCGGAGAAAAACTTCATGAACTTCACACCGCCTGGAACAACTCTCAAGTTCGAAACCACTGAACTTCGTGTAATATCGTTAGGGATGTCATAACAACCACTAAGAACAGTCTGGAGCTCAGAAGCGTCATCCTCAGAAAGAGGTGTGATTGCTAAGAGCCAGAGTAAGAACGCTGATGTCACTCGTTTTTGTTCTGCATTAGAGTCGGCGCACAGACCAAACAACAAACTTGGCAGTGTGGTGTGGCTATTTGCAAAATCGAGCAGTCGGTGACGCGGCTTGTCCTGCCAGTACCAGGATTTGATGGCGTTCAGCCACTCTGGATTAATTAGCTTTCCGAGGTGACAGAAGACTTCCTCAGGCGTTGTGAATGCCTTCGCTGGTGCTGTTGAACTCCGGAAAAGATCCAAAAAAGATGTAAATGACTGACGCAAGATAGCAGTTTTGGGAAGAGGGCTAACAACACGAGTCATGAAGTACTCCCATGGTGACTTCTGTGATCCGAGGACCTCACAGGCAATTATGAAGAAGGACTGACTATCTCCTCTCATTTGTTCATGCGCTCTCCTCCAGGGAGACTTATATTCGCCAGATGAAAAAGCGCTTGAGTGCATTACACCAAGGAGCATGCCTTTTGTTGTGCCATTTGTTCTTATCAACTGGATTAGTGCATCACGGCGGCCAGCGTCCTCATCTTCTGGATATTGCGATCTGGCATACTCCTCTATTTGCTCATCTGTCGGGGGACCCATCATGTCAATCAATTCCATCATTGAACCAGTAGACTGAAGTCGTGTGGTCTCACCTTCAGCCACTTTCATCTCATCTTCGACATCCTCAGGGGGGTCCTCTGGAGTATACATGAGTTCAAGCTGAGACAGATACTTACCATCCTGATTTGTCACCTGTGAAATCTGATGCATCTTAAAAAGAATGCCGGAATACAAGAAGCACTCAGCATCTGCACGTGCATATTTTTTTGAATTTGTCAAAATATACGTGATATCACCTTTTGTCAGAGGTTCACCTTTCTGGAGCTTCCTCAACGTGTCATCATCAGAAAGTTTCTTTGCAGTATCGGACCAGGGGACAGCATTCATAACAACTACGCCACATACTCGATAAGTCCGGTCGACTACTCGCAGTCTTAAAGCACCGGAACGCCAATCAAGTTCGACAGATGGTGCACACAGCTCACGGATTTTTTGCAGCTCTAGTGCGTGGTTGATTATGACCGCTTGCTCCACGACAGTTCCCTTGTTCAAACCAGACAAAATTTTCCTCTTCATCTTTTCGGGTACAAAAGGGGAGTGTCTGTATTCAACATGGCTCAAGTCACGGATGTCATATGACACTGCACAATAGAACTGCATGCTAAAGAGGATGTGAGTTTGAGTAACCTGGCTCCGATCCGGCACTCCATCGAAGTTCGAATGATAAGTGATGTCAAGATAACTGGGTGTGGTCTTGAGGAGCTCAGTGAGCGGGTCTTCTGCAGCCAGAATGCTAAGGAAGACAGAGACGCTTGTACGGAAATCTAGTGCTGCACCAGCTAATGCCAGACGCGCTCGACTCCCTGCTTCCTTTATGGCATCTTTTGGGTTCTCCAATAACAGGTCAATGTTGTCCATCATAAAGCTGTATTCGACTGACGGGAACTGTGAAATCACTGTTGCATGTGATGTCGATGACGATAAAGACATGGTTTCAGATAGTCGTTCAATTCCAGTGAGCATTGTTTTGGGTGGCGCTCTGACTGCCACACGCCAGTACCGATTCTTTTTCTCGACTGATAATATGTAGTTGACCAGAGAGAGGGAATCCAGCCCGATGTGTCTGGCGGTTGTAGGTAGATCAACAAGGATCCACGGCTCCCGTTGCCGCCATTGGTTGTACTCGCTGAGAAGTGTCTCCGTTGAGACAAGGCTTGGCCGGATGCCCCATTTTTCCAAACAAACAGTGAACAAAGATCTTATTCCTGACTTTGGCAAGACGATGGGCACGATTTCCAAATACCTCTTAGAGTTGGGGATGGATGTAGTGGGTGCACTGAGGTATTGTTTTTCTGCAGCTCGGAGAACATCTGCCACTGCCTCAAGATCAGCCAAAGTAGAAGAAAAGAGTGGAGGGTCATAAGAAGGACTCTGCCAGTCCATCATTGCAAGCTCTAAAACTGAGAAGTTGACTCCTTTCCCTTGCCCATCAGGAATTTCAAGTTGGTGTGTCACAATGCATCGTTCAGACTGCACATCTGACATCCCAGAAATGAAGCACAGTGGTGCCACAACCTTGTATGCCATTGCTGAGAAAGCATTTAGTGATGTCTGAAAGACTGATTCTCGCCTGACAGCTTGTGCCACAATATATTGGAGTCGCAAGAAATCATCGTCATGAGACATAGGTGAAAAGTACGACGACAGGTTCGCCGAAATCTTCTCTTTGAGCACAGGGACTGGTGACCAGTGAGGGTGAGTCTCTAAAAACTGTTCATATTTCTTCAAAGGTCTTGGATAGAGGTTCACTGAAATGTAAACATCCGTAGTTGACTCAATTGGATCGGCCGCAATCTTATTCAGAAGATACTTCCATATGGCAGGCATAGCTTTCATATCCTGATACTGTATCATCAGTGATCCTGCTGCGCCAATGTGGTGAGGGTTCTCAAAACGATAATATCCTAATGCAATTGAGGTGTTGATCCTTCGCAGAAAAATGTCTTCCAGCATCTGTTGATCGCCTGAAAAAAGGTCTCCACAATTGAAATAGAATGACAGACCTTGAATCTGCATGTAAAGAGACAGCAGATCCTGTGACATCCCTCTGGATGCGATTTCTTGTCGTTCATTTGCGTCGTCTCTCATTCGCATGCGATTATCAATCATTCTCTTGCCAGTAGCATGGCCTAGGATGACAGAAAGTAGAATGAGGTAAAAGGATTTCTTATGGAAGTAGATTGTGTTGAATTCCCAGAGTGCTTCAGGAATGGCAATCGAGCTTTTGACTGGGTTTAAGAGACAACATACGTTCACCATCCAGAATCGAAGTGAGTGTAAGAGTGTTGCCACAAGATCAGAATACCCGAGGGTGTCTGGAGGGGTCTTCAGTGACTTTATTCCGAAGGCTGTGAGTTTAGTAACAGCCTCTGAGAGATGATACTGGGTCAGATCCGCGGTTTGCGATGAGTCATAGCCAATGATCACTGCCCCATCATCCGAGGAGACATACCACTTCATCTTGACCCCAGGGAATCTTTCAACGATCCTCTGGAAACCACACATTGCACATGAATGCCAGAGCGAAGAGGTATAGTGAAAGATGCCCTGACAGAAAGCTGAATGGAGTCGTATTCCGGAAGCGTCAGGAAGAAGACACCCATGAGTCTTCCCTTGTATCTGGTCGATAAGCATTTGCACTCCCTCGTCAAAGACAGTTAGACCTGGGATTGATCGGATCTTTTCAACGACTTCGGGGGATATCTGTATCACTTTCTCTGTCCACAAGTTCAGAACACTTACACAGTACCGTGAGAGATTGGCAATTTCAGGCCACCAAAAGGCAATGCGATTGAACATGATTCCTAAGAACGAAGGCATGAAATTTTGTGACCATTTTGACATATCTAACACAGCAGTCATGAATGAAATGTTCTCTGGAGCTACACCACTCATCTCAAGAACAGTCAACAACTGGTCAACTGTTGAGGCCACAATTGAGATTTTCTTCTCGCCCTTTGTCAACATTTCCCCTTCGACAACTTCGCACATGGCTCGTGAGAAAGACTCCACAATAAAGACATAAAACCGTACCAAAGCAGATAAGACAAATATCTCCCTCAGCCCGAGAGGCTGCGCCTTCCTCCGAAGTGCAATCTCCACACTCTGAATCAGAACAAGGAGCTTTTCTGGAAACAAGCATGGAGATTTGATGCCCTCCCATGCAGGATCCTGGAGGACGTCATCGATGGTCGAATAAAGCGGAGCAGACTTATTCACCCCACTATCATGCGAAGCATGAGTTGTGGCAAACTCAGAAAAGCTCCTGGATATCAGTGAATAGAACCTTTCTAAGACAGCGACTTTCACAGAATCATCCTTGAAATATTTACTCATCAGTGAGTCCACACAAAAAAAGACATGCTCTCGAGACATCCGATGCCATGATCCTGGTTCATGACGCGTGTCTTCATTCTGCATTTTGACAAATGTGTCATGTGGAGGGAGCTTACTCTCAGAGATCATCAGCGGGCCATAGATTTCTGTGGGTGTCCTATTGTGGTCCATATTCCTTGCATCAAAAAGAGCTCCCATTTGGGATGCGAAGTGTATCTCCTCCAGTGTACGAGCAGGTTTAGTCGGGAAGAGCCATGTGTAAATGCCAGTCAAACTAAACACTCGATTTTTCACAGACAGATGAACATTGTTCTCCATTGCTCGGAAGATGTTCATTTTTGACACAATATCTCTCTTGAGGACCCAAAGAGTGAAGAGCTTACGACACCGGGTGGGATATTTGTCAAGAATGGGGAAGACAGGATTGAATTCACCAAGGGCAGTTATTGGGCTGTACTTTGTATTCAATAGTACTTGGCTCAGCTCATAACTTGCACAAAGGGCAGTCACAGATATGATGGACAGGATCTCATAGTCCTCATATTGAAGTGGGATGGATGCGTCAGTTTCACGAAGAGACCTCCATGCAACCCAAGTTTTCAAGATGGTAGGTACAACGTCAACAAGGCTTGTTAATCGTTGCATTGAACACGTCTCCCACGCAGTTGACTGCCAGCCATCAATACTTGGGAAGAACTGTAATCCCAGCCTTCCAAAAAAGTTGCCATCAAACCCCTTGGCCATTATCATGTATGAGAAGTTGACCCCCGGTCTTACAGGACGTACAGCTAGTTGGCACTGGAGATTCGGAAAAGGGAGCCAACCTAAGTCAAGATCCACATAGCTAATACCATCAGATGAGAAAGAATTTGTCTTTGTCGCCATCTCTCCAAAGATCGCCTGAGTCACAAGAAGAATTACAAACCAGTCTGATGTCACAAGATCTTTCAGTACCCCTGACAACTCGGAGCCAACTTCCCTCATTGCCTGATCACAAAGTTTTAGTGATCGCATCTTTTCCCAATCCACGTGTAGGTCATGTGTGTGGATTAACGACATGATTTTTGCAATGATGCCATCCATATCCCCCACGTAGTCTGAAAAGTTGAGTGACCATCCGTGATCCTCAAAATCATCATCTGGACCGACAATCAAGCCGCGTTGCCTCCCCCACTCTTCAGTTTGTTCATCCATATGCAAATGCTCTGAATATTCACGATGTGAGATATTCTGCCAATGTCGTGTTCTGTTGGTTGTTCCCTTGTGGCTGTATCGTGAGCCACGTGCATGTATTTCAGGGAGTGTTGCATATCTTGTCTGCCAGTACCTTACAGCTTTGTGTTTCAAGAAGAATGAAACCCAGTAATCAATTGATTCTAATTGAGGATTGATGTCAGAAGAGTGACCAATCCACGCAATTCCGCTCTTTCCTGTCCCGTCATTCCGACTTTGTCCATGTCCTGGACCAGCTGCCTTCCCACTGCGATCCATGCTGTCAGTGCTGGCATTCGATCTTGACCCATTAGGATCCTCTGACTCTCTTCTCTGAACATCACCAGAGGATGTTTCCCTTCCTGGGGTGCTACCGCTGCTACGTTGGGG